CCCAGTAAAAATCTTTTGGTTGTAATTTAGGTTTTATAAATTCTCTATAATATAATTCTTCAATCCAGTCGTCTTTTATTTTCATTTTAATTTATATTAGATAATAAATGGTGACCCGAAAGAATCACCATTTATTATAATTTTATGTATAGTTTTAATATTAACTTACCTCAACTTCTTTTTTCATTGTTTTAACATCAACATCTATTTCACAACTACCACCCGCACAAGCTAATTCACCAGTTAAGTTTGTATTATCATCTAATTCAACAACATTTGATAAATCTACATCACTTAAAACTTCCATCATTTCTTGATATTTTTCCTCAGTAATGTCTTCGAATGGTGCTTGTGTATATGTCCCACCATTGTATGGGAGTACGGATAATCCGTTATATGCTTTTCTATTTTCCCACATCCACTCTCCAGCTGCATCCCACTCATGTTCTCTTAGTGAAATTGTAGCTGAAACATTATGAGAATTAGACCCGTTTCTATGTCCTGATTTAACCCACTCTGTAGCTACTTTTTTAACTCTTTCAAGTAGTTGGAATGGTGATTCTGTTCTCATTATAGAACCTTCAGGTGCTTTTTGTGGTATACTAATTACTGCTGTATCATGTGGTCTAAAATATTCGTCTTCAACTAGTTCTGGGTGATTGTCTTTAAGATATGTGTAAATTGCTTCATTTTTACCGACCCGAACTCTTCTAATATAGTAGTCATTATGCCAAGCATGTATACCGGAACTAGTACCTAACGTTAATGATGTGGTACCTGCTGGTTTAACTGTCGTACATCTTGCTGATTGGTTTATCCCTATTAATTTTGCTACTCTTGTATTTTCTCTTTTTACTAAACTAGCTGCTTTTGACATATCGTAATTTAGAACTTTCCCGGAACCAATACCTGTCATTGAAACTCCAATTAATGCATCTTTTTCGGTTGTTTCTTGCCATTTTTCTCTTAGGTAATGAAAAGCTGTATATCCAGCTTGTAGTGTTCCTATAAATGCTGCAACCTTTACTCGTTCGTTTAAGTCTTCTTGTGATTCGATATTTGATACGTTTACTTCACATAAGTTACAAAACTGATTAGGTCTTAAAGCAATTTCACAACATGGGTTGGTCCCCCAATCTTTGTCATTGTTTAAATATATACCAGGTTCTCCAGCTCCAGATAATTCAACTCTTTTCCATAAATTCATAAAAAATTCTTTAGTAATTTTGTGCCTCATTAAACATGCTGAATTATTAGCTCTACCTCGTTGTGGGTTTAACTCCCACCAATTTCCAGCTTTACAACCAATCATTTGTTCATCATCAGCACTAAATAAACTAATAAGTGCTGCACGACGAATACCACCAGCCAATACGGCGTCAGCGATATGACATACGATATCATGCACTTCAATCGTTGTGAGTTGTTCTCCATTTTCTTTTTGGTTTAGTAAACCTTCAATTTTTACTAAACATTCTTTTAATGGTTGTGGACCTGGAGCTTTTCCTCCTGATGTTATTAGTCTAGCCCCTTTTGGTCTAATGTCTGAATAATCAAACTCTACTCTACTTCCACCACCATTCATATAAGTTTTCATAAGAACTTTTATAGAATCAGCCCAGCCTTCAATTGAGTCACCGATTAAAAATCTTTTTTTTCTCTTTTGGTATGGTTTTTGTATTACTGGTAATTTAGCGACGTGGTGTCTTTGAACTGAGTACCCGACACCCGTACCCCCTAACAATAAGAACATAGTCTCACTAAAAGAATCTATGTGGTCTATAGGTAGATACGCACAATTATAGATTCTGTTTGGTGATATTTCTATTGGTTTACCACCAAATTGCATACTCCTCATAGATGGTAAGACTTTTTTACTATAAACTAAATTATATTTTTCTTCAATTTCATCTTTTAATTGTGGGTATTTTTTTTGATGCATTTCTTTATTACGTGTTACTAATTCTTCCCACGACTCTCTTCTATTCACTTCTGGTAGATATTTAGCGTACTTCATGTAGACAGTAATATCCGACAGAATCTTATTTGATACTTCCATATTTTACTTTTTATTAATTATTTTTGTTTATTATTTGTTCTCTTCTTTGTAGAGCTCGAGCTACTCTTTCTCTGTTTCTATTTGTTTTTTCTTCCTCAAAACCAAGGAATGTTTGTGTGGTTTCGGTATCTATTTCTAACGTACCATTGTCAAATTTACAATTTTCAAAAATAATACCATCTTTTCCAAGTCTAGATTTAACAATAGCTATAGTTGCTAAACCCATTTCTTTTTGTTGTAAAGTCTTTGCTACAGATATTATAACATGGCCTACTTGAGCTTTTTTAATTGACCCACCCATTTGGTCTGTAGTTACAACTTCAGAACTTATTGAGGTTCTGTTTCCTTGAGTTGCTGTCCATCCTGCTATATCTAACTCATGACACATACCTTCAAATTTTCTCATAACTGAACCTTCACCTTTCCATTCATCATTAAATGCACGGTCTGGTAATATACAATCGATATAATCAATTAAAACCATATCAATTTTTGTACCTTCTGATATAATCTTTCTTACTTGGTTTTTAATTTGTAACATACTCATCTCATCGGATGGTAGTTTTTTTAGTATTAGTTTACCACCTGTTTTTTTCATTTCATCAGCTTTATCTAATACAGTTTCTTTATGTTCACTTAATTTATCGTTTGGTATCCCAGTCCAACAGGTAAAATGTTTTCTTTGTATTATTTTAGGGTTGTCCTCAAAAAATATTTGTAATACGTTATACCCCATATTAAATGCTGTATTTGCAAATCTAGTTAACATAGTAGTTTTTCCTACACCAGTAGGTGCCAACACAACCCCAATTTCTCCTTTAGCTAATCCCCCATTTAAAATATTATCTAACCCATCAACCCCCGTTGGTACTGGGTGTCTGTAGTCCTCTTCAAGTAGTTTTTCTAGTTCTGTAAAAATTTCAAAACTACCCATATCCCCATCACCTATTTTAATAGCATCACGAATGTATTCCTCACATTTATCATAACTTTCAAAGTCACCTTTTTCCATTATATTTTCCACTTTTCTAATAGCTTTTTTAAGTTCTTGTTGTTTACAGAACTTAATAGACTTCTCTTTGATAAATAAGTGGTCTTCAAAAGATACTTCCTTGATTTCTTTTAACATGTCAAAAATATTTTTTCTTGCCATTTCAGAAGAAATTTCTATTCTTGTTAGTTGGTCTAAAGCGTCAAACGAAGGTGCTGTTTGATATTTTTCATAATACTCTTTAATTAATTGCATAATTAACCTAAAGTACTGGTTGTCAAAATATTTAGCAGTAATTGCGTCAATTATTGACTGGAAAAAAGTATTATCTGTTACTATTAAGTTAATTAATTTTAATTGAAAGTTATAACCTAAATAACCAAAATTTTTATTGTCTGTCATATTTTTTTATTCTTTTAATAAATACTAGATTAGTTGACCATTAGGTCATAATCTTGGTAGTTGGTTGTAACTTTTCTTTGTGATAGTACTCCGGTCAATTCTCTTAATATATAAGATATTTGTGGTCTTATATCTACCGTGTATCTAACTTTTGGGGGATAGATGTTGGCAGGTGTAATTGTGTCGTAAATTACCTTGTTTCCTTTTTTTATAGTTATCGTAAAATACTCATCTTCTGAACCTTCATCTAAAACATTTTCTCTATAGTTACTTTCTAATAAATATAAAGTTTTAAGCTTTAAGTCATCCACAATATCAGTAACTACACCTTGTATTGTGTAATGTAGGTCTATTGAATTTGTGGCTCTGTTATTAAAGTTCCTAACTGAAAAGAATCTTTGACAAACTATGTTATTACCTAATTTTAATACGAATTCACACTTTTGTGTGTTTTCTCCTTTTTGTTTAATTTTACTCATCTTTTTTTATTTTTATAAAAATCTTTTTCTATTCTTGTTAATCTTAAAAATGGTCTCACAAAATCTACCCAAGAGTCATCTTTCTTTGGTAAAATATTAAGAATTCCATCTGACATCATCAAGTCCAAGGCATTTTTCCAATGTCTACCATCGGGGTCTATAGCCTCTCTTGATAAATCTTTTATTCCGTTTACGGCATCTTTAGTTAGAAATTGTTCCCCAACACCAATAATTTTATAATTTGTTTCTAATATAGAACTATCTGGTTTTTTTTGTGTTACACCTTCTAATATATTTTGTTCTTTTTTATTTATTTTCTTTTTAGATTGTATTGTTTCTAATATGTCTTCTAAACTTACTTTTTCTTCTAAAATTTCTGGTTTTATTTTTATTAAGGATTTTACCCCAACCATTTTTATCCCATATATGTTATCGGAAGAATCACCACATATGGTTTTTATAATTCTAACATTACATGATGGTATGTTAACACCATTTAAAGGTACTTTTTCACCATATTTAAATAATTTGTTTAAAGAAATTATATGTACAGAAACATTTTTACCAATTAACTGTAATAAATCTCTATCCGAAGTTAATATAATAATGTTTTCTTTTTGGGATTTTTTAGTGTAGTGTGCTATACAATCATCGGCTTCACACCATTTAAATGTTGCTTGTCGAACATAAAGTTCTTCTAGATATTCTTGTACTCTTAACTTTTGTCTAGCGTATGATTGTAGGTCATCTTGTGATTTTGGTTTTATCCTCCTATTTAATTTATAATCTGGATATAGTTCAAGTCTGGGCTTTGTATTATCTTCCCCATCCCAAAAAACCACAATTTTAGTTAGTAGATAGGTATCTATTAACTTTCTCAAAGTATTAAGAAAATGATAGAGCCCACCTATATGGTCTGTACCATTATACATATTTTTTATACCATGAAAACCAGTATTTAATAAGGAATTTCCGTCAACTAATAATGTTCTTGTCAAAACACATTTTTAAAAGGTTAAACAATTTTTTTAATTTACTACTTCTAACAATTCAATTTCAAAACTTAAATCTTCACCAGCTAAAGGGTGGTTCATATCTAAATCTACACTTTCTTCTTTAATTTTAACTACCTGTCCTTGAACTGGCCTTCCTTGGTTATCTTGTCCCTGAATAAAACCATTTAATTCATATTTTAATGATTCAGGAAATTCAGTTTTTTGGACTGATATAATTGCTTCATTGATATACTCACCATAAGCTTCTTTAGCTTTAATATCTACTTTAGTGGTATCACCAACTTCTAAGCTTTTAACAGCGTCATTAAATCCTTTTAATAATTGGCCATCGTCAATTACAAATTCTAAACCTTCTCCTCTATCTCTTGAATTATCAAATTTAGAACCATCTTTTAAAGTACCAATATAATGTACTTTTACTTTGTCTCCTGTTTTTATTTTAGTCATTTTCTTTTTCTATTTTTAAATCGAAATCACCACCAACCCCTAATTGTTCAGACCAGAAGGTAGCATTTTCTTGTTTATATTTTTCTATTGATTTTTTTTCTTCACTGGCTTCTCTACCAGCAATAAAGCCATGAGGTGTTATTAGTATTTTACCATCCTCATAACCTAAACCATTAACATGATTCTTCATAATGGTTATTTTTGTTCTAGTAGCAAATTTTACTTTTCTTTTTTCTTTAACTGCGGTAATATTTGTTGTCCCTCCATTTTTTTGATTTCCAAATCTAAATACCAAAGTAGAGTTTAACCATAATGATTCTCCTCCTTTTGCTTTAATTTTTGGTTGACCAAATGGATTGTCTGGTAATTCTACCCATGGTTGGTTGACCACCACAAGTGTGTTTGTGTATTTAGAATCTTGTCTTCTAGATTTACCTATTCTTTGGTTTAGTCCCATACCTATTTTGTCAGCTAGTGTGGCAGCGTTATGCATTTTACCACCCTTACCCTCAAAAGTCATCTTACACGGTACTGAACCAACAGAATCCCACAAAAATAACAAATCATATTCTAATTCACCTTTATCTTGTGCGTCAAGTAATGTATTAATGTAGTCTGTAATTTCTTCAATATACTGAAAGTCGTTGTTAAATAGAAAAAATCCATCCCAATCTATTTCTCCTGTAGTTTTATCCACAACTTCTTCACAATCAAAACCTAAAAGTTTTGCGTGTTCAAACCCCCATTTTTGTTCTGTAATAATTAAAACAGGAAGAATTCCTTTTTTTTGTGCGTCTACGGCAGCTTTTATTAAAGCGGTTGTCTTACCAGTATCTGAATGACCTAAAAACATTTGTAAATGTCCCATGGCTGGTCCTGGTAAACCTGTAGCATCAAGGAAAGCTTTCCCTAAATCAAAAAATCTTTCTGGTTTAA